TAGATGCCGGCGTAGTCATCGCCGCCGTACGTGGAGCCGTCATCGCAGACCTCGTCATGGTAGTTTGCGTGTGCGACGTCCTGAGCGCGGTAGTAGACCTGCTTGTACTCGCCAGACGGGGTGATGTAGTACATCTTCACACCGTCGATCGTCTGCCCCCACAGGCCCGCCATGCCGTTGACGGAGTCACCGTAATTGGCAGTCTGGACGTAATCGAGCCAGCCGCTCTCCTTGGTGTGGACACGGTACATGAGGGTGCCAGAATCCACCCAGGCGATGAACATGTCGTGCGATCCATAGGGTACGCCGGCGAAGCCCTCGCTGGTGCTGTCGTCGAAGTTGGTCACGACTTCGTTCCAGCCGCCGCCGCGATTGTGCAAGGCATAGTGGATGTCGACGGACGCGCCGGTAGACTTGGGGAACTTGGCGCGGCTAGCGGACGTCGCCGGGGCGTACGTGCCGCCGTTGCCGTTGGTCGGAGCGATGGGCGCGACATAGCCGCTGCCAAGATAGCTTGCGACCGCCTGCTTGAACTCCCACCAGCTCTTGCCGTACTGGGCGAAATAGCCATTAGGGTCAGTATGATCGCTGCCGCCCCAGCGCTGGGCCGCCTCGTAGTGGCTCAAGAGTCGGGACGTATCCCAACCGTGGGAACGCAGCTCGTCGCCAGCCCACTTGACGGCCTCGGACCACTGCTTCGCGAAGTCTGAGGCGTTGGTGGCGTGGGCAAGCTCGATACCTACCGTGGCGTAGTTGCCGTTGCCCACGTGCCAGCAAAGGCGATTCTCGGGCACCGTGTTGTACACGGTGGAGCCGTCAAGCTCCATCACGTGATGGACTGCGTAGGTATCGTCGCGCGACCACAGCAAAGTGTGGTTGTAGGCGCTCGCGCCGGGGTTCGCCGTCTCGTGGATGACGAGGTAGTTTGCATTGAGGTAGCCGTGCCCGTTGCTCACGTACTTATTGACGCTCTGGTACGCCTCGGCTCCGCACGGGGCGGCGAGAGCCGCTACGAGGGCGAGGATAACGGCAAAGGCGCTACGGAGCGGCAGTTTACGCTTGGGCTCGGACTTACTCTCCGTCATGATCGCCACCCGCTTTCAGGCGAGCTGCATCGACCGCCTGCTCGGCTGCTGCGTAGATCGCGGCGCTCGCGACCCCGCAAACGGTGCCGATGGCGGCGACGGTCTGGTTGTCCGTGGCGATGCCGGCCACGCTGGTCGCGACGGAGCCCAAAAAGGCAGCCGTGCACAGCCAGAACTTGCGGCTCGTCACCTTGCGGATAATGTCTTCGGTAGTCATTGATTCCTCCTCCTAATCGAGTACGGGCATGTTCATCGCGTCCGTGTACAGGCGCGTACCGGTACCGTTGCCTCCCAGCCCGTGATAGGCGGCGTAGACGCTTTCCAGGTGGCGGCGCTCCTCGACGGTCAGGCCGCCCTGCGCCGTCGCTCTCTCGTGGATACGTTGGAGCTCAGCCCAGAGCAGCGCCCGCATCCCGGCCTTCATGGCCTCGGACTCCACGCGCTCCCGCTCGGACCTCTCGGACACCTTCCGCCCCTGGGCCTTGACGGTGGCCACGACCGACGCGACGCACGCCGCCACGACGCACGAGACGATGTCGGTTATGGCGATGGCCGCCAGTGATTCCACGCTCGGCCCTCCTTTCCTCTCGCTTTCCGTGCCATCCTACGGGCGGCGTGAGATTGGGCTCCGCCGCCCGCTGCAAGCAATAAATCCCAGACGTAACGCGGCGAAGTACCATGCGTTAGGTCTGGGATTTTTCGAGAGATTGGACTGTCAAAAATGCTGTTTTCCGATGCCGCCGCCGAGTACATGAGCGACAAATGTAAGCGCCTGCGGGCGACCACGCTTGAGGGCTACCGAAGCGCCATCCGCTGCCACCTGATGCCGATGTGGGGCAAGCGTGAGATAGAGACGATCAGCTTCGAGCAGGTTCAGGATTGGGTGGACGGGTTCGACCTCCCCGGGGCCGCCGAGAAGGCATACAAGACCTTCCGCCAGATTTACCGCTGGGTATTGCGCCGCCACCAGCTCAGAATCTGGGACGTGACGCAAGGAGTCGAGCTACCGAAAAAGCCCACGGTGCGCCGACCGACGCTCACCGCCGAGCAGGAGCGCGTGACGCTCAAGGCCATCGTCGGGCAGCCCTTCGAGGCCGCGGTGCTCTTGGGTGCCGCACTCGGTCTGCGCCGCTGCGAAGCCTGCGCCGTGAGAATCGAGGACGTGGACTGGCGTAGCGGATGGGTTCACGTACAGCGGGGACTACATGTCGTGGGCGGCGAGGTCGTGGAGACGGGGTGCAAGACCAAGCTGTCAGACCGCAAGCTGAAACTCCCCCGCTTCGCGCTTGAGCGCCTGCGTGCCATCCGTGGAACGCGTAGATCGGGCAGACTATGCCTGCTCGACCCTAATGCCGTGGCCCGCAGGTTCCGAGCGTTCTGCAAGCGATTCAGCCTGCCCCACGTGCCGATGACCTGCCTTCGCCACAGCTGGGCGACCATATCGCTTGAGCACGGTGCAGCCATCGAGGACATTGCCGTGGCGCTGGGGCATTCGACCGTCAATACGGCCATGAGCCACTATTTGCAGAGCTTCAGGACGGTCGTTGCCAGGGCGAGCGATACGTATACGGCGGCGATGGAGATGTGATTCCGTATCCCGAGTGTCGAACTTATGGGGAGACGTTGTCGCCATTACCTGCGGCTCATGGGGGTCGGGCGAGAGCGCTTCTGTCCAAGTGCAATTCTGTTTAAAGAGCGACAAATCGCTCTTCGTCACCGTCTCGAAAGCAGAAGGCATCAAATTGCAGTACGGGAATACAGGCAATATCAAAACACTGTGGACTAAGTAGCATTCCGTATACCACAACGGCGGCGTGTCGCTTGGTTCAACAATTTCAAACGTATATCTCGATGCAGATGGTCAAACTTTCTATATCGAGTACAGGTCGAGAAACAAGAAATTCATCATCAGGATGAATGCTACCGAGGGCAGCATCCCGGTATAGCATTCCGTATCCCGGGTTAAGCTTATAAACAAGGCGGAAGTTGTCTCTTTGTCAATCACAAACGATGACTTTGGCATTGTCTTCAAATGCAGCGATGGTGAGTACATAGCATCGTTCCCAACCGAGAGGGCATCATCCAAGAAGATAAACGTGTACAAGCGCGTTGGCGAAACGTACACGGATATCTACAGCGCATAGGTTTCCGTATCCCGAGGTGATACGAATACGGACGATTTTAATAAGCTGGTCGAGCCTGGCTGCTACATCATTGGGTCTCTTGCTCAACACGCGGCAAACTGTCCTAGCGGAGCGCAGTCGTGGGGCGTACTGACTGTCCATGCCGGACAGCCGGGAGGATATCTGATACAAGTGTATTCTGACTCGTACGGTAAGTTCTGGGTTCGCTCTTGCTGGGCAGGCAACTGGTATCCATGGGTCAAGATTGGCTCCTAGCTATGAGCATTCAGGATGTTCCATGCAGGCCAGGTCGCGTTCCCGCTGAAGCGCACACGAAACGCCATCTTCCCCGTGTTGTCGATGAATATCTGCATGTTGGAATCGCCGCCCCTCGTCGAGAGCAGGAAGCCATAGGAATTCGTGCCGACAGGTCCGTGCTGCTCTGCCGTCCACGATTCTGCTTGGTAGATCGCCTGAAAGCAGCTGCCTATGGTGTTGAAGTCGTTGCCCTCCAGCCTACGCAGGTCATCGCTCACACAAAGCCGGGATACGGAATCACCTACACTACCTGCAACACGCCGGAGGTAATCACATTGGTGCAGTTAGCATCGTGTATGAATATGGAAAGAAAGCTACTCTCAACACTCCAGATGCCTGCGTGTTGGCCATTGCTGTTTATTGCTTCAACCCAGTAGGACGACACATTGAACCATGACGGAACCTTGCAAATCTTAATCCACGTGTTCGTTTGAAATGGGGCGCTAGATTTTAGCGACGCGCTCACCATTGCCGTCGAACCGTTGCGCGAAAACGAAACTGTACCGTAACTGCTATCGACATCTTCGTATTTGCGGGATACGGAAAACTATTACTCCGTGATGCAGAGCTGGATGCAGCACACATCCGAATACCACTCAAGCTGTTCAATCGTGATGGTTGTACCTTTCACGGCTGCGTGTCCGTTGTTTACGGATATGAAGCACTTGTCTCCCTTGTACTTGAGAACAAGCATCTGGAGGACGTTGGCGCTCTCCTGAAACGGTGCCGCTGAATACACGAAGTAAAGCCCGGCCTTCCATCCTGCGGTGTCGACAGAAACTGGCTTTCCTTCGCCGGCGTTTCCTATCTTCATTCTCTGGCATACGGAATGCTACGCAACACTGATTTCGACCGTTGTCGTGCTGAGAACCGTCACAGAGTTCCATGTTACGCTTCCTATTGCCACTGACGTTCCGCTCTCGTTCCACGTCACATTGCGCTGATTACCAGCGAGAAGGGTAAACGATTTCTTAACCCCATTTACGAATAGCAGACTCGGATTTCCGTTGCCATCCATCAAGACGAGGGCACATGCTCGAACATTACGCTCGAACGAGATATTGATCGCATTGTTGGAGGTTTCGGTTAGGAACGTTGTGACTCGGGATACGGAATGCTCTACCAGTGCACGTACTCAAATTGCCCATTATCTTTGAGCGACAGCATGAAATGCGGCTTACCACTCGGTGCGTCATTTTTTGTGACTGCGATAATGATGGTTTTCTGGCTATCGTCCCAGTAGATGTCGGTGAGCAAGTCTAGACGGGATACGGAATACTATTGCGGTGCCAGATACTTCCAGTCACTCCAATTCATTGAGCCGTATCGTGCGCGTAGAGCGATTGTTCCACCGAACGAGAAGGCGAGCTGCGCTGCGTAATTCGATCCGGGGTTCTGTTGTATAACTAGCGCCGAATTGCTGTTAAATTTGTTGGGGAGTCCCTTTGGGCTGGCAACAGTACTGAATATCAAGCAATTCGGTGGGTTGTCTATGTCATGAACGTTTTTGGCATATAGCAGGGATACGGAATGCTACGCAACCGAAATCGAGCAGCTAGAGCCAGATGGCGTCATGACTAATCCATATGACCAGGCTGTAGTTTTTATCACGGCTGTCCTGTTGTTCGGGAATGTGATGCCAAAGCTCTGGCCTGCAAGAATCTTACTCGTCGAGTTCATACAATTCAGGAATATGACGCTCGGAACGCCGTTGTTGTCGATAACCAGGAACGCTGACGAATGGTTGGAGTATTCAAATGATAAGGTCACGCTGCTTTTGTCACTTACAAAAAACGTTTTCAACGGGGATACGGAAAACTATCTTAACGAGACGGTGAACGACCTAGCCGAGACGATCACAAAGCTGGTGCTACCAGCGTTAATCGTTATGTCGACAGCGTTATTCTCCGAACCTTTTTCTGCTGTTACGGAAAGTCCAGACACGGCGGTAGCAGTGGGCTTTCCATCACCTTTGACATCGACTATGGCAAGTGTGCCTGATTGGCCTAAAACCAGATACGCCTGCCATGCGGCGCCTTTGACACGGATGGTGGACAATTCGGATGAGATATAGCCAGTTCTGATGCAAACGCCTTCGTCGAGCAGGGATACGGAATCCCCGAGCTTGTTGATTTGGGTGGCGCAGTCGTTGATACCGCCCTCCATGCGGTTCAGTTCGGCGGCGGTGATGAGATCGGAAGAGCGTCGTGTAGGGAAAGAG